GTGGTGGAGGAGGTGGTGGATCCCGTGGAGGTGGTGGTGGTGCTGGAGCAGTTAGATATTTAACACTTCCCATTTCATCAACAGTTACAATGCCAGTTTCTGTAGGTGCTGGATCCGCTGGCGGTGCTGTTGGTAATAATGATGGAACCCAAGGTAATAATACTACACTTGTAAATCCACTTGGACCAACAACATATAATGCAAGTGGTGGAGGTGCTGGTGGTAGTATTAATAATGGAGGAGGAACAAGTTCTGGTCCAGAAAACAACGGATCTGGTGGTGGCGGTGGTCGTGACGGTCCTGTCGCTGGTGGTGCTGGTGGAACATATGGAAATGCTGGTGGTTCCCCTGGTGGAGGTGCACCACACTCTGGTGCTGGCGGCGGTGGTGGAGCCATGGGTGAAGGTGGCGATGCAACTGGTCCATCTCCAGGTTCTGAATCTGGAGGAAGAGGTGGATGGGGAGTTGCCTATCCTGGATTTGGTGGACCCTTAATTTCACCACCAGGATCACCCAATCCAAGAGTTCCTGCACCAGTAAGAACTGCAATCACAGCAGCAGGATTTTATGGTGCTGGTGGTGGAGGTGGTTCTGGTGGTCAAAATGCTCCATTAGCACCAGGAGTAAGTTATTCTGTAATGGGAGTGGGTGGAATTGGAGGAAAAGATAGTAGCGCTAACTCTCCTCCAGGAGTGACTGGTGGAGTTGATCTAACAGGATCTGGTGGTGGAGGAGGAGGTGACAATCCACCAACTAATGCTGGTGGAGATGGTGGAGATGGTGTTTGCATTGTTCGTTACAAAAAGAGAACTTCTGCATCTCCATTTGGATCAGTAAGTGGACCAGATGGAAATACATCACTCAAAGCTGTTGGTGGTGTCATTGAATTCACGTCATCTAAAGTAATTCACTATTTTGTTCAACCTGGAACATTTACAACACTTGAAGCGATTTCTAGTGCTAAAATTCTGATGGTTGGTGGTGGAGCTGGCGGCGGTGGTCGTCACGGTGGAGGTGGCGGTGCTGGACAACTCAATCTCCTTCCTTCAGCAACACTACCTGCACAGAATTATACAATCACCATTGGTAAAGGTGGTGATGGAGCATTTAAAGATGCTAGAGGTGGTACGGGTGGTGACACATCTATTGCTTATCCTGGACCCAATTCTATTTCTGCTCCTGGTGGCGGTGGTGGTGGTAGTTATCCCACCAATACGTCTGCTAATAATGGTGGATCTGGTGGTGGTGGCGGTGGTCAGCAGAATGCTACAGCTGGATCAGCAGACAATGGCACAACATCTGGATCTCCAACACCATCTCCAATAGGAACTGTAATAAGATATGGTGGATCTGGTGGAGTTGGTCGCTCTGGTAGTCCTGATTGGAGAAATGGTGGTGGAGGCGGAGGTGCTGCTCAAAATGGTGAAGGAGAATCTTCTGCAACTGCAGATGCTGGTCCTGGTGGAGATGGACTTCAGGTTCCAATAGGTGATACTAGTTTCTACTGGGCTGGTGGTGGTGGTGGTGGACGTTGGAACGGCGGTCCAACAGGAGTATCAGGAGGTGAAGGTGGTCAAGGTGGTGGTGGAGCAGGTGGTCAGCATCCAGGTGGAAGTGCTAAGGATGCAGATGGCAATAGTTGGTTAAGTCCTATTTTCCCTGGTTCTACTTTTAATGGTGGTCAATCTGAAGGTGGTAGATCTGCTGGTGGTTCTGCTGTATTTGGAACTGGTGGCGGTGGAGGAGGACAAGGACAAGGACTACCATATACTGCTGGCAATCCTCAAGGTCGTGCTGGCACCGGTGCCCCTGGAATTGTAATTGTTGAGTATCCAATATAATGATATAATATTGACATTTAATTTATATTATGACAATCAAAATGTTCTGTCCCAAGTGGTATTATCTTGGGACAGTGCCACTTAAAAATCAAGAAAAAATAAAAGATAAATTTTCTCACTTTATTCTAAATGATAATAACTTCTTAACACCAGATGATTGGGAATGTAATGTTCTGAGTTCTTATCAAAATGAAAAAAATTCAGATGCACCATGGGACATTTTTCTTAAAGAAATAGAACCATGCATGACTGAATTTTTAAGAGAAATGTACCCAAAATCAAATCCTCAACTTGTTACAACTGATGCATGGATTAACAAGTACAAAAGAGGTGGATTTCAAGAAAATCATGATCATATTCTGAGTGTCAATGATCCAAGATTTTGTAATTTAAGTCTTGTTTATTTTTATCAAGTGGATGACACAAATTTTAAATTTTATAATAGAGAATATGGTGAATATAAAAAATCTGGATTGGATGATGTTTTTCAGATTTCAATAGAAAATTTTACATCACCGCAAGTAAAAAATGGAGATTTAATAATATTTCCATCTCATTATGAACATTTGGTTAATAAAAATACTGGAAAAAAAGATAGGATTACAATTTCTATAAACTTTCGTGCCATTCCATAAACTGTTCGCAGCACCTTGACAGGGTGCTTTTTTTTGTCTATAATTGCTTTGTTGCTTTTGAGATGAGGTTCCACGAGCCCTATGAAGACTAAGTTTGTAACAGTAAAACCCATCAGTTCTAAGGCAAAGAATCGTTTTCATAACTTGATGGATCAACTACATTCATGTAAAATAGAACAAGAAGATCAAGAGAAAATGTTTCTTGCTTCTATCTCTGGAAGGTATCACTTCTGGATGTCCAAAGAGAATGACGTCAACTGGAGTTTAATCAAATGAATTATCACAAGACCTGGGAAGTGATGAACAACCTAGAGGAAGCATTTAATAAGATTTCAACAGTTGAGTTTTTGGCTGAAGAACTTATTAATGCAGTAAATAAAGATGATATGAACCATGTCAATAACATTGCTAATGCATTGCTTGCTTATCTCCCTGTATATACAGAGAACTATGATAGAGCATCAAAGCGTGCGTGGAATAACACAGTTAGTGAGGTTGCCAAGATAGACAACCCATACAAAACTTCAAAGACTGCTGATGTTTCTTATGAAGATTTGGTAGAATATCTGGAAACTGACACTTTTGGAAACTATGTCAATAGACCCAAAGAAACAACTAAAGACAAATGAAGTGGAGTCAATGAGGCGAGCAGTTGAAGAATCAGGTATCAGAGCTATTCATCCTGACAAATTGGAAGAATGGGCTGAATATCTTGTCAGAAAACTAAAAAAGTAGTATAGTAGAGAGGTAATTACAGGAAAAAATGAAGTATCTCTATCTAATTGATCATTTTGTTCCTTTTCCACAATCTGAATATGGTGGACAATGGAGTGTGATAGCAGAAAATGATGAGCAGTGCTTTGATGTTGTTGTATGTGAAGATAAGGAACTAAATATAGGATGTTATGGTAAACTAAGACAAAACATCAAAAAGGCATCAAAATTTGCCCTTAAAGACCCAGATCAAAAAAGTAGAGTTATTTCTTCCTTTCTTACTTAATAGATATGTCTCAACCTAGACAAAAGGATCCCTCTGATCCTCTTTATGACCCAAATGACAAGTACAATGAGTACAAAGTAGATTTCCATGCAAATGAAGAACACTCAGAAGATGAGTGGGATTCTGAACATGATGGAAAGATTGCTGATTGGCATAACAGACACAGAGATAAAGAGTTAGATAATTTCTGTGATGATCACCCTGGTTCACCTATGTGTAAAGTATTTGATGTATGAATGACAAAGAGAAGGCAGCACTTGGTCTTATGATTGAAAGTGTACACAAACCAGATAGTAAACTAAGGAGTTGCGCCCACAATCAAAATTGTTATAATGAGTTAATGGAATGGCGTCAAAAGATGCTTGATCTTCTCTATAGTTATGAAAACAATGACAAATCTTCCTCATCAAGCACCTGAAGGATATGAGTATTGGACTGATGACTTCAGTGCAAAATTTACCAGGGTATGGATAAGAAACACTAAATTCTTCACCTATTGTGAGGGTCAACCAAGCAGTGTTTGGGGATTCATTAACAAGAAGACTGGTGATATTCATTCACCAGTCAATCATAAAAAAGTAGGGAAGGTAGTAGATATTACATTGACTTCCCCATATTCTGCTATGGTATTACAATTAAATCCATTAATGGCAGCATTTCAATGACTTTAGATCCAAATAGTATATCACTCAGTAAGACATCAAAATTATTTGAGTTTGAGAAGCAATCAAGAGCGATTGATGAGATAAATGATATCAAAGTGGTAAAAGATTTATTAAAATGTTATATTAAACTTTACCTTAAACAACAGGAAACTATCGCAATCATTGGGACACCCACAGATATCAATGGAGACACGTAAAGACAGAATGACTCATGAATATGTGCCTAAACTTCATGATTATGTCATCTGGCATCATAATAAAACCACAGAAGAGGGGTGGGTTTATTTTGCAGGTGATGAACATATTTCCATAGAAGTTGGTACTAAGGAAAAAACAATTTGTGACCTTACAAGTCATCATAAACACAGAAAAAATCATATTTTATTAGTATGTCAAAATTACTACTGGCATGAGTTAGAATATGTCAAACATAGAAAAGATTTCTGGGATTGTGAAGAACAATGAGTATTTGCCACATGTCATATCATTGTGCTTGATTTTTGTAGCATGTCTTGCTACAATAACATTAGGATATTTCCATGGTAAGATGCACTTGCTTACCACACTTAAAAATGCTTACACATCATGAAAAAATTATTAGCATCATTGGCAATTATTACCAGTCTAGGTACACCAGCACTTGCTGATCCTGTGATTGAGAGATGGAAAACTCATCATGCCATGGGATGCATGATGGTGCAGGATTGTACAGATGGTGTAGAAGAAATTACAAAGTGGGAAGACTTGGGTTCACAATATGAACCATTCAGTGATGAATTGTCACAACTGATTGCTGCTTCTAATAAAGCAGGTATCAAAATTTTCCTGGCAGAAGACAAATACTTTGTCTTTATGACTAGAGGGTTGTATAGTGTTGCTGATAATACTTTCTTCCTTAACAAAAAATATATTGACAATCCAATGATGATGACTAAAGTTATCAGGCATGAAGGATGGCACGCTGTGCAGGATTGTATGGCAGGAACACTAGATAACACTTATACTGCTGTAGTCTTTCAGGATGGTGTAGTTCCTGATTGGATTATCAATGGTGCAGAGAAAACTTATCCAATGAGTGCAGCACCATATGAAGCAGAGGCAATGTATGCTTCATTTGATGATAGATTAACTATTCAAGGTTTGGAAGCATGTGCTGGTGACAAACCTATGTGGAAAGTATTCACTCCAACTCCTTTAACAAAGAAATGGTTAGTTGAGCAAGGTTTCTATAAATAAACACTAGATGTGGACAGTGTAATAACTGTCTTTCCGCCCTTGACCAAATTAGTTTGATGCTTTAAGATAACAAAGAAGTTCAGGAGTCCACCATGCCTTCCTTCACACTAGCACAGAAGCAACGTTTTCGTATCACCCTTGATCTAGATGTATTAAGTGATTTCAATCCACATGAGATTGATTGGGCAAAATTACTTGATATTCAAGGAAGTGAATCAGTGGACACCTATGTGGAAGATTTGAGTATGCCTACTGAGTGGCACTAAATTTTCCATGCATAGCATGTGTGTGGTCTAAATAACCATATAGAGTTAGTAGACCACACATGGCATTTTATATCAAAAAACCACATATCTTAGACAGCACCAAAGATATGTATTATGAAGGCAATCGTCAATGGTCTGATGATCCCTCAAACAAAAAAGATTATGTAGATGCTGATGCTGCCAATTCAGAGATGGTAAATACTGATGGCAGAAATGGTGGTTGGACTGGAGCACAGGTTCTGTCAGAATGAAAACATTTAGTCAGTTTAGTGAGTCTCTCTCAGATGAGAGACTCCAACTAGCAAGAGATAGGGCTAAGAAGAAGACCAGCAGAGCACTTGCTAGAGACACTAAAAGTCAGGCAACTAGAGATAGACATCAAGAATTGAGGTCAACATATACAAATGAGGTATATGATCCTGAAGTTCAGGGCAGATCTCAAATCAAAAAGATGGGTGATGGTGGTAGAATCCGCCCTGATAGAAAGAAGACTGAACCTGAAAAGCGCAGGATGAAAGCAGCAGGTGGGGGCAAGATGGTCCCTGCTAAAGATTACAAACCAAGAAAAGATATTGGTCAACAGAGACAACAATCTGATAGAGTTCAAGCACCTACAAAAGAAAGAGGTAGTGCTGAAGTTAAACAATCATATGCTGATAAAGTAAAAGCAGAAAGAAGAGCAGCAGCAAAAGCACGTGCTGCTGCTAGAAAGTCTGGTGGTGAGGTGAAGAAGGACACCACATCTGCTAAGGATAAAGAGAAGGCAGCATCTAAACTTCTGGCAAAGAAAACTACAAAAACTGTCTCTCCTAACTATAAACCACAAAAGGCAAGTGGTTATACTAGACAGGAGAGAATGAAGATCCACAGAAAGGGTGAAACTTTTCTTAGAAATACTTTCAAGGATCAAGAAACTGCCAAGTATAAGAAAGAAACAGGGCAGAATCCTGATGCCAAAGGTAGAACCAAGATTATGGGTAGGGTTCACAAAAGAATGAGTGAATCATACAATGATCCTGAACATTTTACTACATATGGTTCAGGTTCTTCACCTACATCAGGCACACAAGGTGGAACAACTGCTAAATTTACAAAAAGACCTAGCACTGGGTTAGGCGGTGCTGCTAAAAATGCTTTCCAAAGTGTTAAAAATGCAGGTAAAAATGCATTGAGTAAGCAGAAACCAAGAGACACAACTTACAGAGGTAAGGGTGCTGGTAGAACTGAAGTTACTGGTAAAAAAGATAGAATCAGTGACAAAGTTAAGTCTGTTGTGAAGACTGCTGCACAAAAGAAACTGACAGGTTCTAAACCTAAAACTAGACCTATGTTAGGTTCAGCACAAAGACCTGATCTTGTAAAGAGTAAACCAAGACCACAAATTGGTGGTTCATCAACAAGAACTGCTGTATCTGGTACACCAAAGCGTAAAGCACTGCCAGGTGGTTCAAGTAGTATTCAAAAGAGACCAGAATCTAGACCTGCAACACAATCAGGCATCCAACCAGTTAAAGTTACTGTACTGGGTCCAAAGAGGGCAGGATATATTGGTTCAGGTGATAAAAAGAAGGTTTCAGGTAGTTCACAGAAGCAACTTCCACCTGCTAAGAAACAATTACCACCTGGGAGATAATGTTAGTTACCACTAAAGTGGTCCTATAGTGTAAGCATGATGTGATTTGACTAAACTCACAGACTCACAGATGGAGAGCATCCTTGAATCTCTCCAGCACACACTCAGTGTTCTCAACAATGTGGATTATTCATGTGATAACATGGATCCCAAAAATGTAGAGAAAACTGCACCTTATGCCATTGGATATGCCAAGGCAGAGGTATCTAATCTCATGGAAACTGTCCAAGCAATTAACATCAACAACTGATCTTATCATGAACAATTCTTCTACTGTGCTCAAAGAAATGCGGTCTCTGCGTCAAACCTGGCGCACCCAGAACTTTAATTACACTAAAGAACAGCAGGAACGTTATGATGAACTGCTGGAATTGCGCAAAGCATTTATTAACTTCTGGAAGGAAGAAGGTCGTGTATGGGTAGGACCATCTAACATTGGTAAGAAGAAAGAAGAGGAAGAAAAGAAGGAGAACTGATGTATTTTACTTGTAAAGGTTATTGGAGAGACTCACGTGGCAGACGTCATGATTTTGAGATTGATTCTGATAGAGCAGAGCGTAGTTTTATCAAAGAACTTGTAGAGGCAAGGTATCCTGCAAAAGGTGGAGTTCAAATCAACTTGGTACAAAGAAAGTGAAATACGTGTTAATCACACTTGCAATCATAGGTGGATATATGTTATACTTTCTCCTATGGGATCAAGTGATTTGTGTATATCAAGAAGAAAATGTTATATGTGAAATTATTAGTTACCTCTAAAGTGGACCACTAGTATGACACACATTATTTCAGACAAATCAGTGATCATCAATGGCATGATCCACACAGTAACTTCTGTTGATGGATTGGATAGAGTTGATATCAACAATCAACTGCACCATCTTAATGTTGAGATGGACAAACTAAAAGCAAAGCAATCTGAATTGATTCAGATGCGTGAGATGATTGATCATCAGTGTGAGATGCGTGAACGTGCTGAATCTGCTGATGATCTGTTCAATGAAATGTTTGGAGGTTGATAACAATGTCTGACTTTATTTGTGCATACTTTGGTAAAGATTGGACGATCACTGCACGAGGGTTTTCATCACTCAAGCAGGCAGAATCGCATGGCAAATACATGATGCCAATGGCAGGATGTTTTGGGTTCGCTGTTATCTCAGAGGATCCAGATGCCTGGATTGTGTTTGATCAATTCTCAATGTTATCTGGTAAAGAGAACATCACCCGTGATGATTTCAAAAACTTCACTGTTTCTTTCTGATGATTACTTCCAAAGCACAAATGCTCCGCGTGATGAAACAATGCGAAGGAGCAGATACTCTCACTCGAGAGCAAAAGTTTCAAGTCTTCGTCAACGTGTGCGATAACATGTTGAAGGAAGGTAGAATGACCAAAGCAACTCATAAACGCTTCACACATATCTGGTGATTATTGTTAGTTACCTCTAAACTGGACTATTACTACAGGCATACATTTAATTGATCAAACTTCGTCCCCATCAGCAGACTGCAATCAACACTCTGCGCAGTCATTCTTTGGGTCAGGTTATTGTCCCCACTGGTGGTGGCAAGACTCTGATTCAAATTAAAGATGCAATGTATCGTTTTGAGGTTAAACAACCCAGAACCATTGTTGTTGTAGCACCCAGATTGTTGCTTGCTAATCAACTCTGTGGTGACTTTCTTGAGCACATTGATAATGCAAATGTGCTGCATGTTCACAGTGGTGATACTAAGCATTTCAAGACTACTCAGGCAGATCGTATCAATCTGTTTGTGTCTATGTGTCACACAGTGCGTGAGCATGTTATCATCTTCACCACATATCACTCCCTGCATCGCATTGTAGAGAGTGGTATTGATGTGGATACAGTGTATTTTGATGAGGCACATAACAGTGTTCAGCGTCACTTTTATGGTCCCACTGAGGCACTCTCTAAGAAAGCAGATCGTGCTTTCTTCTTCACTGCTACACGCAAATGTTCTGCTGTTGCACATAAACCAGGCATGAACTGGGTTGAGACTTATGGTGAGGTGATTGCCAGGGTTTCTGCACCTGAACTTGTGGATGGAGGTTTCATCTTGCCACCTAAAGTTAAGGTGATTGAGATGGACAAACATCCTACAAAGTCTATCACTCCTAACATTGACTCAGAGAACATTCTCTCTGCTATTGATGACATGGGTCTCAAAAAGATCCTTGTTTGTGTTAAGTCAACAAAACAACTGACACAACTTATGCAAACAGATTTTGCATATGAGTTGGATCAAAGGTACTACAATTATTTGTATATTACATCAAAAACTGGTGCAGTTATCAATGGCAAGAAAGTTTCAAGGGAGAAATTCTTTGAAACTTTGAACAAGTGGGGCAAAGATCCTGAGAAAGAGTTTGTTGTTCTGCATCGATCCATTCTGTCTGAAGGTATCAATGTTTCTGAACTTGAAGGTGTTGTCTTCATGCGCAACATGGATGCCATTGAGATGACACAAACCATTGGCAGGGTTATCAGGATTGGACAAAAGTCTAAGACCTATGGTATGCTTTGTGTGCCTGTTTATTCCAATGTTGGTGTATCCACTCAGCGTAGTTTGCAGAGGGTTGTTGACATTGTGTTTGAGCAAGGTGAGATGCTTGATAGTGTTGTGAAGAGGTAATATGAGTGTTAAAATGCAACCAACCAACTCACACATTCTTCACCCTAACCCTGGTCCCCTTTCTTTCACAGTAGGAGACTGGAATGATTATGAGAATTTTTATGCTGCAATTCCATGTGGTAAGATGTTAGCAGTGATGCATAAGTGTGAAATCCTCAAACAATGTAGGACCACACAATCTGCCATGAAATATATTGAGAAGCATCAAAAGAGCAGGAAATAAAGTTAGTTACCACTAAACTGGACCTATAGTATGACACAGAACAAAATGACTCAGACGCACATCAATCACCCTGAAGATTGCATTTTGACTGGTGATCTGTCTGCCATTGAAGCACTTTACTGCAAAGACTCACAAATCTCCATGAAGATGGATGGAATGTCCTTAGTTTGGGGCACCAATCCTGACAATGGTGAGTTTTTTGTTTGCACCAAAGCAGCATTTAACAAGAAGAAAGATCGCAAATGTTACAATCATGATGATCTTTACAAGCACTTTGGTCATCAAATGGAAGTGTTTGAGATCTTATCACATTGCCTGAAGTATCTGCCCAGAACTGAGAACATTTACTGGGGTGATTGGTTGGGGTTTGGTCGCACTCATGTGGTGCAACAAAACACTCTAACATATGTTTTTGCTGAGAAACCTATGCAGAAACTTATCATTGCACCTCACACCAAAGTAACAGTTACTGGTGCATTTTGTGATGCAGAGTGTGAACCACTGACTGAAATCTTTGATGATACTGCTATCATCAAGTGGGTGCAACCCTCTGTTGATCGTATCCCACCAACTGAATTTGACATCACTGATATTGACACAGGCAAGGTACAGTTTATGACTCCCTCAGAGGCATCTGTGGCAGTCAGGAACATCAATGGACTGATTCGTGAGGGGGTAGAGTTGACTGATGCTGTATTACTTGATGTGCTTGGTTGTGTCTACCTCACAAATCTGTATCAGATGGTGATTGAAATGAAGGAAGAAGTAATGAGCAGTTTAATCATCAATGATGCACCATTGTCCTTCATTTTTGATGAAATTCAGGTAAATGGTGAGGGGTTTGTTATTAAGAATGAGTGTGGTACATTCAAACTAGTTGATCGCCCAATGTTTGCCTATGCTAACTTCAACTCAGGCAAATTTGCTAACAAATAATGTTAGTTACCTCTAAAGTGGACCAATGGTATGAACAACACTATCAGAAACATCCTGGACACACTTCCCACATTCATTGTTGAAATGGATGCTGATTGGGAGATGACTGTAGACTATGTTATGTCTCAGATTCAACCAACTATCCCAGAATGGGCAATGATTGAGAAAGTTTATGATGAGGCAGTAGCATGAACATTATTGACCAAACTATTCAACCATTTAACACTTTTTGTATGCAAACTGCACATCTTTCTCCCAAAGAAAAACTGAATAATGAACTTGACAAGGCAATCTTTCTGACTGAAGCACTCATTGAAGTGCTCAACAATGAGTGGAAAGTTAAAGCACTTGAGAATTGTCGCTCTGTTTATACTCAACTTGAGATGGAAGTTGGTCGAAAGTATATCAAAGTTTGGTCTTATCTTATGGATAGTAATTTTGGTGATTCTAGAATGAATGGACGTTCTTGTTTCATGTTCATTGATAAGTATAGTGGTGCAGTTTACAAACCAGCATCATACAAAGCACCTGCAAAAGGTGTCCGTTATCTGATCACTCAGTTGGCAGATAATCCTCACATTTGTGATGCTTATGGTTCTTTTCTTTATCTCTGATTATGTTCTCTGACACCAATCGTCAACTCCGAAAACTTTCTATCTACAAACCAATGCAATTCCAAGTTACCGCAATAGAGTTTGATTTTGATGATGAATTTGGACCTTATCCTGAAGAAGAAAAACAAGGTGTAATCAATCAAACGATGACAACAATTTGGGAAGCATGTGATGAGGATGATCTCATTGAAGAAATCACATGTGCATCAGGTTGGTGTGTC